ACACACAAACACACAAGGAGTAAAATTATGACACCTTACGAACTTAGATTCAACATTTTTCAGGAAGCAGAAGCACTAGCAGATCGTCAGTATCAATCTGAATATGCTGCTGTTACAATGTGGAATGAAAAACAATGTGACTCAAATAACTTGAAAGAATTTCCAACATTTCCTACTTTTGAGTATATTCAACAACTTGCCGAGAATATTAATAACTTTGTAAGTTCTAATTCTAAGTAAAATATCGGGGTGGCAACACCCCCATCAGTATTCCTCTGTAGCTCAGCGGTAGAGCGGTCGGCTGTTAACCGATTGGTCGCAAGTTCGATCCTTGCCGGGGGAGTCGGGGAATTAGCTCAGTTGGTAGAGCATCGCCTTTGCAAGGCGGTTGTCAGGGGTTCGAGTCCCCTATTCTCCATATAAATTATAATAGTGCGATGATTATCTAATGAGAATTATTGGAATTAGTCCGAGTCATGATTCTTCTGTATGTGTCTTGAATGATGGAGTTATTGAAGGATTCTATAAAGAAGAACGGTTTTGTGGAATCAAGAAAGAATCGAAACCATATCTTTCTGTATTAGAGGCACATAAAAATCTTAAAGGTTCAGTTGATGCGGTAGTTATTTCTACTCCAGATAGTATTGAAGCTGATCATGGAATTTCAAAACTCTCTAAGAGACTGTTTGATTGTGAAATTATTGATTTGTCTGGTTGCCATCACATTACACATGCTGCATTAGCTTTTGAAAATAGTGAATTCAATGAGAGTCTAGTCTTTGTCATTGATAGAAATGGGTCAATTATTGATTATCTGAGGGAATCTGAAACTGTAATTGTTGCCAAGAAAAGTCCATATTCATTTATTGAGATTTATAAGAATTATTGTTCTGTTGCTCTGGGCTCAGTTGCGACTCCTGTCGTTGATAATACCATCAATAAACTCAAAAAACAAAAACCAAATATAAAACACATATGTAGAAGTTGTTTCAATACTGTAAAAGTATATGAGTCTGCAACAACTTTAATTGGAGAACATCCTCTGGAAAATGGTAAAACCATGGGACTTTCTGCATATGGAAATTCTGCAGGATACCCAGATCTTTTTCTAAGAAGTTTGGATACAGATGTATATTGTGTTCCACATGATTCATATTTCTCTTATGAAACTCGGTTATCACAAGTCACACCAGTTAATTTTAGAGAACTAAATCATTTGTCGTCAAACGGCGTTCCCAAAAAAGATTATGACGTTTATGCTGATTTTGCAAAACACGTTCAGAGTCAGACTCAGGAAGAAATATACAGAATGATTCAACACTGGGTCTATAAAACTAAAATTAAGAATGTAGTTATCACTGGTGGTTATGGTCTGAATGTTGTTGCAAATTCTTATTTTGTAGAGAAACTGCCTGATGTCAATTTCTTTTTTGAACCAATGGCAGATGATACTGGAAATAGTATTGGTGGTGCTCTGTTAGTTTATAAAGAAAAATCTCAAACACTTCAATCTCACCCACTTAAAGATACATTCTTTCATGGACATCATTATTCTTTAGATCATATTGAGGGATCTACTGTAACTGTTGATGATATTGTCAATCTTATTGCAGATCAAAAATCAGTCGCTGTTTATCAAGGTTTTTCTGAAGCCGGTCAACGTGCATTAGGTAATCGTTCGATTCTTTTTGATGCTACTAACCCAGATGCAAGAACCCTCGTTAACTTAATTAAAAAAAGAGAATGGTATCGTCCATTTGCAGCAATGATTCTTGAAGAAGATGCAAATGAGTATTTTGATATGTTGGGACTGAAAAAAAGTGAGTCAATGACAAACTCATTTCAAGTTCGAGAACAATATGTAGAACTTTTAAAAGGCATTTGTCATGTAGACGGATCTTGTCGATTACAAACAATTGACCAATCACACTCTCTGTATGAGTTACTCGTGAAATTTAAAGAGAAAAATAACGTTGGCATTGTATTAAACACCAGTTTTAATTTGGCTGGAGCCCCTTTAGTTGAAACTCCAGAAGATGCAATCAAAACTCTTCGTGAATCAACTTTAGATTATCTTTGGTTTCCCGAAATTAAAAAACTATTGACAAAATAGATTATATCTGTTATTATTTGTATGTGTGAAGGAAGTGCTATTGGAGGGAGATGTCCCTCCTTCAACTATTAAAATCCATGACTTATAAACCATATAGTCCAGAGTGGCATCGCAAAAGATATCTTAAAGAAGCAATAGATAAGTATCTGGACGAACAAATTGATAATGAAGTTATTCTAAACGATCTTTGCGATATTCTCTCGCAAAGATCCGAACAAGCATATGAGGAATTTACTAGAATCAACAATCTGGAATCCAGAATTAAGTGATTAATTCTAAATAATCCTATATGGAAATTGCATATGCTTTCTACTCAATATCGTCTTCGTCTTGAATCTATTTGTGAAAAAATTGTTCTTCACGAGGAAGTAAGTCTTGAGGATATGATTTGGGCAGAAAAACTTGCAAAGGCAAATCGTTCTGCTGCGACGATACTTCGTCAGGCAAGAAGGAAAGCAGAAAATCCTAATATGGATGCAATGGACGATTTTATGAATCAACTTGATATTGGTGGATTGGGACACGAACGATTTGGTCGTCGTGGTTTTGATAATCCAGATGATCTACACGATTGGTTTAAACGTGACGAGGATCAAACTGATTGGAGACAGAGAGATTGAAACATGCGCTAATTGTTTCTTTATGTTTTTTGCCTCTTGCTCTTATCTACATAATTATGAAAGTATCTCTGTGGCTGTCCTCTAGCATATCAGAAGTCAATTATGTCAGAGAAGATGCAAAACGATCACACGGACCATATATGGTCAATCCATATGCAGACATTGACGAGGAGGATGAGGAATATGGAAGTCAGTCAGATTATCAATGATGCTATACTAGAATGGTATTCTGATCAGGGACAAGAAGTTCCTCGATGGAGAATGCAAAAAGACCCACAGTGGTGGATTGATTATATAAAAGAATTAAATCAAAAAAAGGGTCACTAATGACTTACGAAGAGTTTTTGGATATGCCTACAACTTTTCTAGATGATATGGATAAACTGATACAGATCAAACACAAATACCGTATGGAGTTTACGGATGAGGAGAAAGAAATTAACCAACATCTTCTCACGTATGAAGAAGAAATGAGACTCAATAAATTGAGATATCAGTTTGAGAAGTGTTGGGAAATCAAAGAGGATTGAAAAAATACGGGAATTTTACTCTTCTAAATACAACAGAAGATATTAGGTTTGAGCTAATAAGATGCCTCTATCAAGATTAGAAAATTTCTTAAAGAACGCTGAAGGCAATATTTTATATGTGAATCCAAGCGACTTTGATGCCACGGATAGTCTCGAAAATAGAGGCAATTCTTTAACTAGACCATTCAAGACAATCCAAAGAGCTCTAATTGAAGCAGCAAGATTTTCATATCAAACTGGAAAAAATAATGATAGGATTGATAGAACAACTATCTTAACTTTTCCAGGCACTCACTATATCGATAACAGACCAGGATACACTGTACAAGAGACTGGTGGTGTTGCAGTCTATAAAGCGAGAAGAAATAGTTCTTATATATCACAGACTCTTCAAGAGTTTACAACAGAAACTAACTTTGATATCCTTGATAGGAACAACGAATTATACAAATATAACTCTGTTGAAGGTGGAGTTATTCTTCCTCGTGGTACTTCTATTATTGGTTTAGATCTCCGCAAAACAAAGATTAGACCACTCTATGTGCCGGATCCAGAGGATTCTAGATTTGAGTATACTTCCATTTTTAGAGTAACGGGTACTTGTTACTTTACTGCATTTACTATATTTGATGGAGATATTTCTAAGACCTGTTATTATGACTTTGACAGCAATGTAAGAAGACCAACATTTTCTCACCACAAACTATCTTGCTTCCAGTATGCTGATGGAGTAAATAACATCATTATTGATGGTGCTGATAGTCAGCTGACCGATCTTGATATGTATTATTACAAGATTGCGAAAGCTTATGGTGATGCATCTGGTAGAGCGATTGGAGACTTTCCAACTTTTGATGATTTCGAACCAAACGTTGACGAATTTAGAATTGTTGGTGATCTTTCTGCTGATCCTATTGGCATTACGTCAATTAGAGCTGGAGATGGTAATACATCATCTACAGTTATTACTGTTGATACGTTAAGAAATCACGGACTGTTCAAAGATACTCCTATTTTAATTGCTGGTATCACTACTAGTATTCAATCGTATAATGGATCTTTCTTAGTTAGTGAAGTTATAACAGACAGGCAGTTTAGATTTGTTGCTCCATCTGCACCAGGAAATCCATTACCTATTCCACAAGAATTTCAAAATTCTTCTGTTATTATTGAACCTGATACAGTAAGTTCTGCATCTCCATACGTTTTTAACTGTTCACTCCGTTCTGTTTACGGTATGAATGGTATGGATTGTAATGGTGACAAAGCAACAGGATTTAAGTCCATGGTTGTTGCTCAGTTCACTGGTATTTCAATTCAAAAAGATGACAATGCATTTGTTATCTACAACCCAGATACTGCAGTATTTAATGACACCAATACTGTTTCTGACGCTGAAAAACCGTTACACTCAAACTCAAAGGCAATTTATAAGCCTAGGTATGAAACTTCGCACATGCGTATTCGTAATAATGCAGTTGTGCAAATCGTTTCGGTGTTTGCTATTGCATTTGCAAGACATTTCCACGCAGAGAGGGGGGGAGATGCTTCAATTACGAACTCCAACTCAAACTTTGGTCAGACCGCACTAGAGTCTGAAGGTTTTAGACCACAATCGTTCGATAGGGATAACACTGGTTACATCACACATATCATTCCACCAAGAGAACTTGTAGAGGAAGAAACCACTGTATCTTGGTTGACAATTGACGTAGCTAAAACTGTAGGAACTGCAAATACAAGTAGATTGTATTTGTATGGTTATGATACTCTAGAAATTTCTCCACCATCGCAGATTGACTCATATCGAGTTGGTGGTAAAAAGGGAGAACGGTTATATTTGAGTTTGGTTAACACTCTATCTGGTACTGCTCAACAAGCGACATATGAAGCCCCTGTTTTGATGCAGGTTACAAGTGGAGTTGGTACATCAAGATCAAAAGAATATGATGTAATTAGATCTTCAGGAGTAAACTACGTTATTTCTAACGTTTTTGGACTCGTTCAGAATCACCAGTTGGTTAATGGTGAAAAAGTAAGAATATTCAGTGATACTGGTGAAACTCCTAATGGTATTGTTAACGATAAAATTTATTATGCAATCACTGGTGGTACGCTTGCAAATAATAGAATGCAACTTGCAGCAACATTCAATGATGCTATTGCACGTAGACCAATTACTGGATTATCGAATGCTGGCGGCAAACTCAGGATCGTAAGTACGGTTGCTGATAAAGTTCCAGGTGAACCAGGACACCCAATCCAGTGGGATGATGTAGTACTTAATTGGTATATACTTGTTAATCCTAGTTTTTCTGTAAACACAATCTATCCAAACTTAGTAGCCCTTGGTGCTGGAGTAATTGGTGAGGAATCTGGTTCAACATATATCACTAGAAGAGTTGATAATAGAAGTCTATTAGATAGAGTCTATAGAGTTCGTTATGTAATTCCAAAAGAACACATTGATGCAAGACCACCTACTCCTGGATTTGTTTTACAAGAATCTAAAACTACTGGAATTTCCAGTGCATCATTCTTAAGTGCAAATCTTTCAAACCCAACTCAACTTAAGAACGTTAAACTTATTAAAAATGCAACATATTCTAGCGGATCTATTATTTTCACTACTGAAAAAAACCATGGATTAGAAGAAAATGACCTTGTTACAGTAACAAATGTACAAAGTTCTAACAATAGTACTGCTAAATTTGGATTTGGTTACAATGGCGAAAATGTTGTAACTCAAGTATTAAGTGCAAAACAATTTAGAGTTGCTGGGATCACAACGGATCCAGGAACGTTCCAAAACCAAATTAACCAAAGGACAACTCAGCAACAGATTGATGTTCTACCAACAATACAAAAATCTAAGAGTGTGGATTCTTTGTATGTTTATCGTGTAAATGAAATTCGAGGGCATAGACCAGGTATTTCTGGGCAAGATGGTATCTATAACGTTACTCTTGCCTGTGGATCTATTGCACTTGATAAAGACCTTGGATTTGGTGTATCTTTCAAAGCATTCTCACAAGATGTAAGAAATCTTTACCCTCAACAGGACAGAGATAATTATGACTCTGATCCACAGCCAACAGTATCTTTTGCATCTCCAGAAATTGTCGGTAAAGTTGTTACCAACGATAGAAAAAGATCACTTACTAGAGAATCCCTTAATATTTTTATGCAGGGGTTCAATGTTGGTACTGCTGTAACTGGTGCAGTCATCACTGGTACTGGTAATACCACAATTACACTGTTCAGTACAGTAGAACACAAATTCAATTCTATTAAAAAATTAAATGTAATCAATCCAGGCGCGGGATACAATAATGCATCTGGTATTGCCACGGTCATTTATGATGCAGAACTTGTTAACAATGCTCTTCCTGGAAGAAATGCTTCTGTCAAAGTAACTGTATCTGCTGCTGGTACAATTACGGATATAAGCCTAAATGATGGTGGATCTGCCTATGGTATTGGAAATACCATGACAATTTCTGCCTATCCTGCAGGCAATCCAACAACCTTTGCTGTTGTTCAAGTTTCCGATATCTTTGACAATGTTGGGGATGGACTAGATTTGAACGGATTTGCTAATGATGCATATAATGGTACTTTTAAGATAGTAGAAGTTCCGACTTCGAAGTCAGTTTCTGTTGAATTGGGAACTTATAGAAGTGCTGGTGATGTTTATATTCCTAGAACCGACCGAAGATTCCCACAGTACTCTGCTGCAAATCCAGGAGTTGCTATTACTTCTATTGAAGTATTGGATAGGTCAAAAGGTATCGCTAGAGTCAGAGTAAAAGGCAATCACACATTAGTTGCTGGAAATACTCTCACTATTTGGGGTACTGGTAATAGACTATTTGACGAAAGAACATTTGTTGTGGATGACGTTGAACCAAATGCTCCATTGACTGGCTTGCATATCAATGTTGGTATTATTACGGCGGGGGTATCTACTGCCTATTCAATTACTAATTCAAGACTGTTTGGTTATGGGGTTAGATCCAAATCTAGAGCACTTGGTCAAGGTGAAAATAATCTAGGTGCAAGAGGATCTGTTATATGGACAGGTATTAGTACTACACTTGCTGCTCCTATTTCTGCAACAGACACAACAATCTCATTAACAGACACTGCTGGATTTAGGAGAGGCGATTATTTACAAATTAACGCGGAAATTGTAAGAATCGCTAATGATAATATCAATACAGTTCTTCGTGGCCAGTTTGGTACAGTTTCTATTCCTGCAATTTCTGGTACTACAGTCAAGAAGGTTGATATTATTCCGATTGAACTCCGTCGTCCTTCAATTCTTCGCGCCTCTGGTCACACATTTGAATATCTTGGGTATGGTTCTGGTAACTATTCGACTTCATTGCCGCAAAAACAAAACCGTGTTCTTGGATCTGAAGAACAATTAACCGCACAGAAGAAAGAACTTTCTGGAGGTAAAGTTGTTTACACTGGTATGAATGACAGTGGTGAATTTTATACTGGATATAACAAATTGTCTGCAATTACTGGTGAGGAAGAAATTATCGGGGCGCCCATCTTCACATATACTGGTGATGATGCAGAAACAGAAACTACCAGAAAACTCTCTGGTGTATTTGACGAACTTTTGGTAAGAGAAGGCATTACCGTAGAAGGTGGAGATAACAACAATAGAACCTCCCAGTTCTATGGTCCAGTAAACTTCACAAAGAAACTTACAAATAACTCTGAAGAGGGCATTGAAACTATCAATCTCTACCTCAAAGGTAGTGCTCCTCAAGGAAAACTACTTACAGTTGGTATTTCTACTCCAGCAGTAACAAAACGATCTGGTGACACATCATTTGTTTCTACGCCTCTTGCTGGCGGATATCTTGGTTGGATTTTCTCTGAAGGTGAGTGGAGAAGATTTGGTGTAGTCTCTCAAGAGAGAGATAGAAACTTTATCAAACTTGACCAACTTGGTATTGGTAGATCTAACTCTGCATTTAATTTTACTGATGCTCTCGAAGTTAATGGTACTGTTAAGTTAAAAGATCTTTATGTCTCTGGTATTGTTACTTTTGCATCCAACCAGTCATTCTCTGGTGTAACTTACGATACCATTATTGTTAAGAAGGTTGCAAATTTCTGGGGATATAATACAACTGGTGGTATTTCTGCAGAGGGCATTCCTTGGGAAAATTACAATCGTTATACACAGGTTCATGAAGCTGGGGTTTCTCAACTTTATGATTTGGAAACCGTTGGTACTTATGTAACTTTTAAACCATCATCTAAACTTAGAATTGAAGGTCCAATTTTTGACTCATTTGCTGGAGTTAGTACCTTTGTTGGTACACTTGATGTAGGAAACCTTGAGTGTGATGGTGGGTCAGTTAATGTAACCTTCCTCAACGCACTACAAGCAGGCATTAGTACTCTTGCGGTTAACAATACATTATCAGCTAGAGTTGGTGTTATTACTGATCTTCATTCAACTGTTGGTGTTTTTACAAACGGATTATTTGCAAATGTAGGAATTGTCACCAATCTATTCTCTACCACAACTAGAGTCGATACACTATACGCATTTAATGGCATCACCACTAATGTTGTAGCACTTAATAATGTAACAACTCCAGTTGTTTACAGCAATGTAGGTGTCTTAACAAATATTAGCGGAACCAATCTGAATTACAGTAATATTACTGGTGTTGCTGTTACAGCAACAAGATTGAATTTTACTGACCAATTCTTTGGCCCTACCGCATTTGTTAACACGGGTATCATCACCTCAGTTCAGGCAAGATACATTGGTGGTTTGGGTAATGCTGGACCAGGACAACCATCTTTACAGATGAATGTTAACTCTGGTGTGGTAACTTCCCTTGTTGGTTATGCAATAACATATCAGGAGTTGCAGTTGACTTCTGGTGGTCGAGCATCAATTCCTATTCTTTATGCAAATACTGGTATTATCACCAATCTTGGTGATGGCACTACAAACCAAACAGTCAGATTGGGACCTACTGGTAAAATCTTTGCATTCCAGTTTGAATCTACTACAACCAACTCTGCTCCCCCAATTGTTACTAACTCTACAGCTAAAGTTATTAACCTTAATGCTGATTTATTGGATGGATTGGATACTTCTTCTACAGATACTAGTGGCAATAGTGTTGTAACAAGAACTAGTGGCAATTTCTCAGGAAATATTATCAGTGCAAATTCATTTGCAGGTGGTAATGGAACATTCACTCAGTTAACCTGCAATGGTGGAATGACCGTAACTGGCACACTTAATGCTAGTGGTGGAATCACTGGTAGTATTAGTGGTAATATTAGTGGCAATGCTGCGACAGCGACTCTTGCCAATAATGTACGGGGTAATGGTGGATCTGTTCTATATCAAAGCGGTCAAGATCAGACTACTACAAGCGGTTCCTTTACGTTCAATGGATCCCAATTAAGTGTTGGTGGGGATATTGTTGCATTTGCTTCTGACATTAGACTTAAAACCAATATTGAACCCATTGAAGATGCGATTTCGAGAATTAGAAAACTTAGTGGATTTACGTATAACTTAAATGATCGTGCAGAAAATGAACTTGGACTTACAAGCGAGGAAAGATTAGTTGGTCTTTCTGCTCAAGAAGTTTTGGCGGTATTGCCAGAGGCAGTAAAACCTGCTCCTGCAAATCCAGAATATCTAACAGTACAATATGAAAAACTTGTTCCCTTACTTATCGAGGCTATTAAAGAACAACAAAATCAAATTGATAAATTGACTGCAATGGTTGAGAATTTGACTAATAAATAATAAAAAGTAATTTTCGTCATGAATTTAAATATTTTTGATTCGAATAATATTGATGTTAATAATCATTTGCTGATTAGAACTGATAGAATTGGACCAGATAAAAATCATCCTGTATTCACTGTTGATAATATACTAACAGATCCAGATAAATTGGTGTCTGATGTAATCGAAAAGATGCCTGTGGATGTATCTGCCTTTAGATCATCGTCATTTCCTGGTATCCAAGTTCCACTCAATTTGAGGTTTGGTCAAATTAACAATTTTTTAGCTTATTGTATCAATGAACAAACGGATTTCGATGTAGATAATTCAGATAGCTTGGACATATCATATCAATTGAATATATTAAAAACAAATGATACATGCGAGTGGAAATCTCTTCAACCGCATGTAGATCCTTCTATGTTTGCATTTGTACTATATTTAAATCCAGATGAAGAGTGTAGAGGAGGCACTTCATTCTTTGAACATTCTGAATGTGGAGTTTATAATATGGAACATGTTGATCCGAAGTTTAAGAGACAGGAAATCTACTGGAACTATAAAGAATGGGAATTTAATAATGTAGAAAAATTTACTGAAATCATTGAAACGGATAGGTCAAATATTGATGCATCCTGGAAAGAAATCCATCATGTTAAGATGAAATATAATAGAATGGTAATATATCCCAGTTATTTGTGGCACACTGCAGTTTATAATAAATCGGATTACGCCGAGTTCTCTAGAGTTTCCATTTCTGGATTTGTAAGTAAAAACTATTTTACAAATGCAAGATCATATTAAACATTTTGATCATATTTTAGATGCAGATGATTATTTTTCTCTTCTAAACCTATGTAATGGGTTTGATTTTGGTGATATATCATCTCCACGAGGGAGTTTTTATTTTCTTGATGGTAAAAGATACAATAAAAAAATAATCAAAAATGATGGACTGATATTTGATATTATTCATAAGGCATTTGTATCTACTATGCCAAAAATATATGAACAGTATGGTAGTGTGATTCCAAATGATTTAAGATACAATAAATACAGTGGATACTGGTTATGTAAATATACTGAAGGATCATATCTTTCGTATCATAGTGATTCTGATGCTGATGCTGGTTCAATCACAGCATCATTTTCAATCAATGAAAATTATGAGGGTGGTGATCTCATTTTTTGGGATGATTATAAAATTGAAAAGAAAAAGAACTGCATACATACATATCCAAGTTCTTTAACCCATCCGCACAGAGTTGATAAAATAACGAAGGGGGTTAGATACTCTGTAGTTGTTTGGTTTGCTTATCAAAAAGGAGAGGATTGGAGAGAAACATGGTAAATCTAACTTCTATTAGAAGACTTATTGATTGCGGAAGTTATTCTGAGTTGATTAACGAAACTGACTATAAAAACCTTGAGAATCTAATTACTCATAGACAAGATGTGTTTGGTAATAAAAAATTACATGATGGTGTTATGTTTGTCCAAGAGTATGTTAATAAAAAACCATTAGAAAGAAGTAAATATGCCTTTATGATGTCTCAACCAACTGGTATTGGTCAATGGCAAAGTATTAACGGAAAAATATACGAAAATAAAATTTTAAATTATATTTTAGAGGTAAAATCCATTACTCTAAGTAATAATGAAGTAGAAGAAGAACTTATATTTTTTGAATATTTTCCTCTATTTGCGGAAAGTATTTCATATATAAAAACTTTTATCTCAGAACTTCTGGGTGTTGCGGATATTCCAGATATTTCAACATTTTTATCAAATATTGATGGATTATCTGAAGATTATACTGTTGAGTATTCTTTAAGATATATACTGCACAATCATAAGTCAAACTCTGTTAAATTGTATATTTTTAAGAGAACAGATGATACAAATAATCTTACAAACTTAATTTCTAAAGTTGCAACTAATAAAACATCCAAATTATTCCAAAATGCAAATGGAGTAGCTAATTGTTTTAGTGGATTGTTTTACAACGAAAATGTTAATTCTTCATTTTTTATTGAAGTAACACCAGATGGAATATGTGAACAGATTGGATATGCTGCTGTTCCTGGACAAAGCCGCGAATTAGTCAATGCTTTTTCTACTGTTCCTCAAGATTGCGAAAACCACATTATTTCCGAGTCTTGTAGGTGGGGATGGATCCCTGAAGAACACTCTTGGAAGATTTCTGAGTGGAAAAATGATAATAGATTTACAAATGTATTCATATCGTTTGATGTCTCTGTAACATCTAACTCTGTGTTATCTAAAGTAATCTATGGTGTTAGGAATTAAATAAATACCCAATTTCCTGAGCCACTTTGGGTTACTTTTGTCCCCGCAGCACCTCCCCCTTCACCATTCTGGCCAGATCCACCGCTATTAGCGTTTCCACACCCACCTTGTCCGCCGCCACCGCCGGAACCATCGCCTCCGCGGCCGCCAGGGTTTCCATTTGCTCCATTATCCCCCCCGCGGCCGCCACTTCCGCCATCACCGCCACGGCCTCCTCTGCCGTTTCCACCACCGCCTTGCGAGCCGGGAACTCCCGATGCCATTGATGGAGAGGTGGCAAATGTATCAACCCAAAACTGACCGTTCCACCAAAATCCTCTACCCATACCACCGTTGCCGCCCGCTCCGCCGGCGCCACCACTATTATTTCCTCCATAACATACTCGCTGACTTCCATTACAGAACCAACTGCCGTCACATCTCACGTCCCCACCTTGTTGGCCGTTGCCTCCATCACCGCCTCGGCCTCCTTTTCCGCCACCGCCGCCGGCACCTTTAATTCTATTAACAAAATCATCGTTGGTAATATGAATCGTGCTTGATAAGTGCATTGCTACACCGCCTGCACCACCGTTTATTGGTCCAGGTTTCCCTCTAACCATTCCAGAAACACGCAATTCACAACGTCCAGTCAAACCTTCATTGATTCTCAACCCAGGATTACCATCGTTAGAACCACACTGACCATTCAAATATATTTCTTTTCTTATATTTCCAGTCCAAAGCTGATCTCCAAAAATTTGCCATCTGCTATTAAGATGAGTAAATTGACCATTGCAATTAGCTCGTATTTTTGCCGTAGAACCCCTAAAGTTACTAAAACGGATCGTGCCGCCTGTGGGAATACCGTTATTATATGAAATGTTGGGAATTACTGAACCTCCTCTGAAATAATTACCAATATTATTTCCGCCACCAAAAGCTGATCTAATACTACCAAAGCTAATTGAACCACTAGTGAATAAGTTATCTGGAACTAAGGTAACTGTGTTTGCAACTAAATTAGATATGTCTCGTACTTTTTCTATATCTGATGCATTTTTAATCGTATATGATTCATCCAAATCCATAGTAATAACCCTAGGTCCGTTTGGATCTAATTTGGTTATTGTCTCCTCATCATCATTGATAATGTAAATCAGTTCAGAATTTCCGTTAAATTTTGCAGCATTTTCTCTTAAATACTGAACTGCATCTTTTAAATCAATATTATCATCGGAATCTTTATCTAAATCTCTGATGAGAACATTGACGAATACTGAAGATGGCGATGAATAGAACTTGATTAGTATATCGTTATCGATTGTGATATTGCTTGACCCATCTTCTTCATACTTAATGCCATTTTTGACCTCATGTGTTGCATGAATGAAAATAGGTCTAGTTCCTAATTTTTTACCATCATCATATTCTCCATCATAATACCAAACATACATTGGAAAATCTCCATGTGTTTTTAGAGATTTGTATATTATTTCTCTAAATTTGGATTGATATACTTTTGGAGCCCATTCTGGTATAATACCAGAACGACCATCTTCCTCTGCTTGTCTTTCCAGTTCTACACACTCTAATGAGGACATTGGTAAATTTATTGATTCCAATCAATATTTAGCATAATAAATAATAAAAATCACTGAAATTGATTATGAAAAACCAAGAAGACTATCAAAAAGAGTTGATCGAAAGACACGATGCTCTTGCTCTTGAACTAAGAGAAATGGAAAAATCCTTTAATGTAAAGAAAGAAGAATATCTTAAAATTCAAGGTGCTTTAGAAATGCTTGCGGTACTAACAGAACCCAAACAAGATTGACTTATCACAATGTCAGTTATTGATATTTTGCCTGCACCACTATATGTGGAAGAGTGTCCTTTTCATGACCAAAATAAGAGGACATTTAATGAAGAACTACTACAAGTCCTGGGTAATGGCATGGAAAACCCATCAGCGAAAGGACTGTATCATTTTGATTATTACTGCGTATTAGATGATGATAAGTATTCTAGGTTTAGAACCTGGGTAGAAATACAAGCTGAGATTTTTGTGAGAGATATTCTGGGGTATCATTTGCCAGATAATGAAAGCATGATGATGACTGATAGTTGGTTTAACGTATGTGCCAAAAATGGTCATCAGTATCCACATTATCATGGTAATGCTTTTGTTTGTGGATTGTATTACATCAATTTTGATGAAAACAATCATGCTCCAACATACTTTGGTAGACCATCATCTAGTCGTAAGTTTCCTGAATATTCGGTTCTGGAACTCAACTATGATAAGAATACAAGATACAATCAACTTGACCAAGTAATTGGTAAAGAAGGTACATTATTTCTATGGGAATCTCATATGGTTCATGGATATAAAACAAATGATAAAGACAATCGTTTTACTTTATCCATGAATTTTATGCCTACAGTGATGACTAATGGAAGTTATGGGTGGAGAGTGAGTAAACTGAATCCTAACGAAAGAAAATCTTGCTATCAAACATTTCGATCTGGTAAAACATGGAGTTCTCCCGACACACAATAATTATGTGTGTGACAGTTTGATGATTGTCACACTTGCCATTACCTATGACGGTATGTATTGTAAATACAAAGCAAATCAACCATGACTAAGTGGACTGCACTAATACAAACATCTACGGGTGTTCTTCAAAGAATTAACTTTGACTCCGCTAGTGGTTGGAGACAAGATGCTATTGCTCAGGTACAGGGAACTTACGGTGCTAAAAAAGTAATTAGTTGTAACCCAGCAGGCAATACGATTGTTCATAAATCTGGCAATAAAACTAGAAACTCAAATCCAGTTGTTGCAGCTGCTGCAACATCTGCAGTAACTCTGACAGAAATGTTATTAGTTCCGATTATCTTTTTAATCTTATGGTTTATTCCCCCTGCAATTATACTGACCACTGCACTTGTTTCTGCCGCAATCGTTGTCTTTCGGAAATTACGGTATTGACTTTTAATTGATGATAATATATAATAATTGTAAGTATAATTGAATTACATGGAAAGTACCACCGAAAATACAGTAGAACAAGAATCTTACCCTGCTCCTGGTGCCCCTTCACAAGCATTTGTAGGTAAAGGCGAGGGACATGAACAAAGAGTTCTTCGACTCAATAAACAGTTCAAGATTGTTTCTTCTACTCTTGGAAATCTTGATAGTAGATTATCTGCCTTGGAAAAGTTTGTAGTGAATGCTGTTAATTTTCAAGCAACATTTACAAACGTAATTGCTACTCTCCATGAGATCGAAATGCGAGTCAAGGAATTGGAAGATTCTAGAGATGAAAAAGCTGCCAAGGATCGTTTTGATCTCACTACCGAAGTTGCTAGAGGACCTGGAGCACCACCAATCGAATAAGGATTCCTAATCAATCCCCCCCTTGACAAGACTGTTGAGGGGGGTTATATTACATAGGTAATCAACAAACGGACCCATGCTCTGGCAAGACCGCAACGGCACCTGGCACTCTACTCAATCTCCCATTGATGCTAAGATTGAACAGGCAATGATTGCTGACAATGCTGAAAAAGTGTGGACCGAACGTGAATTGTCTGGTGATGCACTGTTTGACGAATTGTTTGGGGGGTGAATGTGACGTTCCGCGAACTGGTACACACCTCTTGACAACCATACAAAACTGCGTTACCTTAAGAAAGTCAACACAATTTTAACTGACATGTTTGATTTTGATGAATTAGATCGTATCGAAACTTCTGTTCTCGATGACGATCTTTTTGATTGGATGAGTTCAGGTGTTGTTGAAGAGTTTGACTCTGAGACACTTGCTTTGCTCAAGGAGTTCTGATATTTTATGTTTATGGGAATGAGATGCGCCCCAAAGACACTCACCATTTCTCAATGTATTCTAAATTAAAAGGAGAAACACTCTGTGACTAAAACTCTTGATGAACTCAAAAGGATTGAGGGACATCTGTCATATGAGATTGTCAACTTTGTTGATGAGACTCACAATGACTGTAAAGTCCATAAGATTCTTAGGAAAAAGAATTCTTATCCTCTTGTGGTTCTTGATTCCCCCCCGCCCGGCATTCCACTGATTCCCGTGGACAAGATCATCGTAGGTGCTTATCAGCGACCCGAAGATTTTGACCAGAACCAAGTAGCAAACAATATTAAAGATGTTGGTGGATTTAAGTACGACTTTTTTAATGTCGTACTGGTGTATCTTCGTCCCAATGGTAAGTATTACGTTGTGGACGGTATGCATCGCATTGTGAAAGCAATGCTTTGTGGGATTAGGGATGTTCCTGCATTGGTAAAAGTCCACCCCCAAGGTCTATCTACCGCTGAGATGGAAAAGATTGAAGCAGATGCATTTCTTGCTAGTAACCGTCGCAACAAAAAAGTTAGTAAGAATGGTAACTTCAAAGCAGGCATTTATGCCGGTGATGCTGCATCTCTTCAGATCGAACGTATTCTGAATGTTACGAACTGGACCATCAAAGGACTTGGTGGTGATGGACAATTTGTCATCAGTGATTACGGTCATATCCGTGATTCCTATATTGATTATGGGAAAGATGCCGTTGTGTACGCATCTCAACTGGTGCAAAACAACCAATGGAGAGGTGAGAAACCTGCACCCACTTTTGTCGGTGGTGTTGCATGTTTTATTGCAAAGATCTTCCCTCAGTTGAACGAACAGACGAAAGTTCTCTTTATCACTTGGTTCAACAGCATGATGACCTTGACTGATACTCAACGGTCCTACACTGAGAAACCTTGTTATGGTCGTGCAAGGGAAAGTGTTGCGTTTCGTTTGTCGCAACGGTTCAACTTCTATGTGAGACAAAAAGGTCTTCGCCGGCCGATTACTATTACTCACATCAAAGAGTTGGAAGGGTTGAGTAACGAATGGTTATCCGCATTTCACATCGACTGATTAGATAAGGGATCCTTATCCAAACCCCCCTTGCCCTGCAGGGGGGGTTCCTTTATCATACTTCCATTGACATTCAGATTATGAAGTTTCGTCCACACCAAATTCGTATTGATGCAAAGATGCAGGAATACGACAAGGGACAAATTATTTCTCCTACTGGTAGTGGAAAAACACCGAATATGTTCTTTGATGCCAAACGTCAATTTCAGTCAGAAACTCCTCAGACTGTTGTAGTTGTTGCTCCTCGCATTTTGCTTGCGGAGCAGTTGTCTTCTGAGTTTCTGGAACACATTACCAACGCAGAAGTTTTGCACGTTCATAGTGGTGAAACTCATCACGTTAGCACTACTAACCCCGCTGACATTGTGGTTCACGCTGGTATGTGTGCTGCTGCAGGTCTTCATCAGTTGATCTTCACTACTTACAACTCTCTGAATCGTATTCAAGAGGCAGAGATTGATGTAGATACAATTTACTTTGACGAAGCACACAACAGTGTTCAGCGACACTTTTTCCCCGCAACCAAACACTTCTCCGAGAAGGCAAAACGGTGTTATTTCTTCACTGCAACTCCAAAACATTCTCTTGCTTTTGATAAACCTGGGATGAATCATCCTGAAGTTTATGGTGAGGTTTTGTGTAAAGTTCCTGCACCCGAACTTGTTGAAAATGGTTATATTCTCCCCCCTAAAGTTGTAGTAAAGCAACTACCCATGATTAAGGGAAAACAGGTCATTTTCTCTCGTGACAGTGACAATCTAATTGAAACTATTGATGAGCAGAAAGTCAAAAAGATTCTTGTCTGTGCTCGTACCACCAAACAAATTGTAGGATTGATTTCGGAATCTGATTTCTGTTCACAGTTGTATGTCCGTGGGTATTCTTGGATGGTGATTACATCTAAGACTGGTCCTATTATTGATGGTAAGAAAGTAAATCGTGAGGAGTTCTTTGAGACTCTGAACGCATGGGGTAAGGATGAATCTAAAAAGTTTGTTGTGATTCATCACAGTATCCTATCTGAGGGTATCAATGTGTCTGGACTGGAGGCAGTTCTGTTCATGCGTAACATGGATTACATCGGTATCAGTCAAACTATTGGACGTGTAATTCGTCTTGGTAGTTCACAGAAAAAGTTTGGACTTGTCTGTATTCCTGTCTATGATAATGTGGGTATCAGTACATCTCGCAAAGTTCAATCTGTTGTTGATATTATCTTCGAACAAGGAGAACCTGCCATTTCTGTGATCAAACGGTAGAATGTATGGGAATGAGATGCGCCCTAAAGACACTCAATGTTTCTCAATGTATTTTTAATTGAAAGGAGAATCACTCATGAGCAACTATTACAATTCCCTGTCCAAGTTTTCTAAAGACTGGACAGTTTATTGCGAGAAAACCTATCGCAATCTTCGGGCAAATGCCATCTCTTGGCGTTCTAGTGCCGAATGGGATCGTGCTATCACCAGAGATTTCTATCTTGGAGTATTCGACTCTGGCAATCCCAATCCTACTGGATACATCAGTGAAGAGGCACTAAGTAACAAATTATCATCAAAGAAGACAGTGCAAGATCACTGTTTCTCTCCACAATTTATTGGACGAATGGTGATGGATAATCAGGAGATTTATCTGTCTGATTATGAAAAATTCAAATCAGTCTTTTGGTATGCTTGCAGCACTATTGTGGTAGTGCAAAAGGAGAATGAAGACCTTTCCAATCTTACCATCAATGATGAGAATGGGTACAGGATTCTAGTTCCTACCAACAAAAAGTACAACCATTTGGGAATCAATCTTTACAAAAGATTTCCAGGCAAAACTCGTTGGAAGTATTCTATTCCTGAAGAAACTAACATTCTAGATGTTCCTGAGGAACTTCTGCAGTACGAAAAACAGTATCTAGTTGCATGAACTTTCCTGATACCACTATACTTCACCCCGATCATCCACCATCGGGATTTGTTACTCCAGACTGGCAGTTTGCTGCTGTACCCTACGGCAATGAGTATATCATTATTGCTGATGGGAAACAACTTGAGTTGTGCCACAGTCGTGAACTTGCCTGTATTCGATTAGAACAATTAAAAAACTCGCATCGAACCCGCAAGGGAGGTACTAGGACTCCCGTAAAACAGAATTGCAAGAAAAAGGCGAAAACGCCTAGTGGTGGCAAGGGATCTAAAACCAGAGATCCCAGTATTTCCAGTGATACCACCAAAAATGCCAAATCCAATCCTGGTAAAAAACCAATAACAGAAGTGTCCACTATACTCTCAAATCCTCTTCTTGATGCATTATCATAAAATAGTTGGAGATGACAATGACTACTAAAATCAAACGGGTTTCTGTGATTCCTGTTTCTAACAAAGCAAAGAATAGGTTTCATAATATGATGGACCTGTTTCATACATGTACTGTAGAACAAGAAAAAAAGATTGACGGTGTTCCTCACATGTATCTGGTTTCTCTAAATCGACAGTATCATTTTTGGGTTCCCACTGCGGGAAATGAACACTGGAAAATTGAAAAGTAATGGCATTAGAAGTTCGGTCAATTCTCATCGACGAATCTCAACTTCATATGTTGAGAACTCTCATTCAGGCAGAAGTAAAGTATGCCATAGAAGTAGAGAAACAGTCAGAGAGTGTTAATGACCAGAAAGAGATATGCGACATTGTTTTCAATAATTTACTTACAACAATAATATGATTGAAATGTTCCACAAACCCCCAAATGGTTATCACTATGAGCAGGAAAAAAATTACAAACGTAATACTACTGCTATTTGGTTGCATCACCATAAACGGTACGATTACAACCTTGGGAAACCAGTTAAAACCATCTGGGGATTTTACAACACCAAAACCAGGAACTTCCACGCCCCAGTTAATAGTCAGACAGTGGGTAGTGTAGTTGACATTGGCGATACTACACCCTATACTGCTATGCCTATCAAACAAAGTCCATTGGAAAAGTTTTTCGTATGAATTACACTGAACATATTCGTGATTACAATTTAGACTTGCTCGATATAACCTTTTCCGATAGGATTGACAAACTAATTGAAGAGAAACGATTTGCTGATGCAGATGCAATCGTTGAAGAAGTTATTATCACAAAAGGAGAGGATCCAAGTTTTTATGATACAATTTTTATGGCAGATTTGACTTCCTATAATGATGAAGATTTGTCTCAACTGAGATTCCATGTGACAGATTGACAACTGTCCACTACCCATTGCTTTCTCGGTCCTTTCCTGCAATACTATAAGAGTCAAACAAACAAACGACATGGCAACCCGTTCTCGCATTGGTATTCAACTCGCAGACGATTCTGTTCTCTCAGTGTATTGCCACTGGGATGGTTACCCTGACTTCAATGGTGTCAAACTTCAGCAACATTTCAACACTCGTGAGAAGGTTGCTGAGTTGATTGATGGTGGTGACATGAGTTGTCTGTGGACAAATGCTGGTTGGCAGAATGAAACTCTGCCTGAATCTGGTCCTCTTTACTATTCTTCTCGTGGTGAAACTCGTCTTCCTCGTCATGACAACAGCATGAGTGAATATCTCACTCAAGATGCAGAAGAGTATGCGTATCTCTATACCACCGACGGAGAGTGGTTGTGTTATGATACCTGTCAGTGGCACGATGTAACTTATCTTGAAAGGGTAGAGATTCCTCAAGAGGTAGCAGCATGAAATACTATCTCTTCTTTACTGTTCTCTTTGGTTTGATGTTAGGGTGGCAAGCATTCCTTGTCACCAGGGATAACAAAATGTTTGAGGGTTACCAGAACCGTCAAGAACAAATCTGCCGAGAGATGAAATCCTTTCACCCTGATTGTCACATAGAATGAAATGGAAAACAAACAAACAAAAAAGGAATTGCAATCAATAACAAATCCCATTAAAAGACATTTAGAGTTCTTAAATGAACTTCGAGTTGATCTACGAAAAAATAAAAAATGGAAACGATTGCATCAAAAATATAGCAAATAAATGCGATCACTGCAATTATACATAATTTACAACCTGATGTGGAAACCAGTTAGGAAAAATGTATCATCTTAATGTTACGTTGACACAAGAACAACGATCTCTTCTCAATGATGCTCTCTATTTCTATAGTGAGATGTTTGCATCCGATCCTATTGATGCAGATAAAGTAACAAATGCTGTAGAAGAGTTAGAGGATCTTATTGACAATCATTGCGAAACTATTGAATGATGTGACACTTGATGAAGTGTCACAGGGGGACTTGCGTTCCCCCTTTTTTTATGCAATGATAACAGTATGAAGAACACCCATCTAGAACATCCCGAAGATTCTGTACTACTGGGCAAGAAATCTGTTCAGCAAGTTATCAAGTTTCTTCGTGAGCGTAATTCTACTGTCAGTGTGAAATACGATGGTGCTCCTGCTATTGTATTCGGCACATGTCCTGAGACTGGTAAGAAGTTTGTGGGTACAAAAAGTGTATTCAACAAAGTCAAAGTGAAGGTCAATTATACTCATGCTGACATCGAGAAGAATCATAGCAACAACGAAAAAGTTGCTG